CATTACTAACACTCAATTACTCACTAACTTCACCAACGCCGGCATCTACGACGCGACGGCGAAGAACGATCTGGAGACGGTCGGCAACGCGCAGATCAGCACGACGCAGAGCAAGTTCGACGGCTCGTCGATGTATTTCGATGGGACGGGGGATTATTTGGTAACACAATCCTCTGCTTTGAATGCACTAGGTTCTGGTGATTTTACTATTGAGATGTGGCTATATCCATCTAATACAAGTAGTGCATACAGAGCAATTATTGCGAGTGATGCATACACAGCAACAACAAACGGATGGACTGTTTATCAAAATGGAACAAGTATTGAAATGTACTATGCTAGTGGCGGTTCTACTCCTAATATTTTTACTGCAACATCTGCTTTAACATCAAGTGTATGGCAGCATTTTGCCCTAGTTAGGTCTTCAGGAACCCTTAAAGCATATGTTAATGGAACACAGGTTGCTTCTGTGTCGAATAGTATAAATTTTGTTGGTGATAAAATTTTTATTGGGGACAATAATGCTGGTAATTATTTCTTCAACGGCTACATCGACGACCTTCGCATAACCAAAGGCATCGCCCGTTACACCGCCAGCTTCACCCCGCCGACTACGGCTTCCCCGGTTCTGTGAGATAACCCATGACACTCTACAGTTTCAAAGGCCACTACCCCGTCGAGCAGATCGACAACAACAAGGGTTGGTACGAGGTTCCGGCAAAGCCAGAAGCGGCAGAGGGCAAGGAAGTAGCGTGGCTGAATGGCGAGTGGGTGGTGCGTGATCCGAAGCCTACTGACCGTCCGGGCTACCAATGGAACTGGAACCACGGCGCGATGGATTGGGTAGAATGTGAGTATGTTGTGACGCTGCCGGAAGGCGTGGAGCCGGAGCCGCCTGTAGTGACCGAGCCGACTGCCTCCGCTGCGGCAAGCAACGAATTCGATATAACTGTTGATGGAGTGCCTGTGTAATGGCTGACTCAAGAGCATCTGAAGTTCTAGAGGGCTACGACCGTCTGAAGGGCGCTCGTGGAACGTGGGAGAACCATTGGCAGGAAGTGGCCGAGCGCGTCTGGCCGACAATGGCCGAGATGACAGGCTGGCGCACACCGGGCGAGAAGCGATCAGAGAAGATCTTCGACTCGACCGCCCAGCGCGCGTTGCCGCGATTCGCTGCCGCGATGGATTCAATGCTGACGCCTGCGACCCAGCTGTGGCACGGTTTGCGTACTGGCATCCCCGAGCTCGACGATGACGTAGCGGTTCAGCGCTGGTGCGATGCCGTGCGCGACATCATGTTCCGGCAGCGCTATGCCCCCTCGGCCAACTTCGCTTCACAGGCGTTTGAGTGCTACATGAGCCTCGGCGCATTCGGCACATCGGCGCTGTTCGTCGATGAGATCCCGGGTGTTACGTTGCGTTACAGAGCGGTCGCGCTCTCCGAGTTGGTGATCGATCTTGATCACACCGGGCGCGTCGATACGGTCTATCGCTCGTTCCAGTTGTCTGCGCGTCAGGCAATGCAGATCCCGGGCTGGGCTGACAAGCTGCCCCGCGGCATCGTCGGACAAGCCAAGACGGCACCGAACACGATGTTCGAGTTCGTGCATTGCGTTCGCCCGAACACCGATTACAAAGAAGGCATGGCCGGTCAGGACGGGATGCGCTATCTGTCGCGCTACGTCTCCCGCGAGGGTCAGGTGCTGCTTGAGGACAGCGGTTACCGCTCAATGCCGTATGCGGTCGGTCGCTACGTCACCGGCCCGCGTGAGATTTATGGGCGGTCTCCAGCAATGGAGGCGTTAGCGGATATTAAGTCTCTGCAAGAGATGGAAAAGACCATGCTCCGTATGGCGCACCGCATGGTTGACCCGCCGCTCATCCTGACGGAGGAGGGGGCGTTAAACGCCTTCTCCGTGCGCCCTAATGCGTTGAACTACGGCTACCTCCGCGACGACGGTACGCCGCTAGTGCAGCCTCTGATCACGGGCGGCAATCTGCCGATCGGTATCGAGATGGCTGATCAGAAGCGTCGCGCTGTGAACGACTCGTTCTTGGTGACGTTGTTCCAGATCCTTGTTGAAAGCCCGCGCACGATGACGGCGACCGAGGTGTTGCAGCGCGCACAGGAAAAGGGCGCTCTGCTCGGGCCGACGATGGGTCGCCAGCAGTCGGAGTTCTTGGGGCCGATCATCGACCGCGAGCTTGACTTGCTCTCGGCGAGCTTCAATCTGCCGGAACCGCCGCCTGTCCTGCTCGACTACCTGTCATCGGGTGGCGAGATCCTGCCCAAGTATCAGGGGCCGCTTGCTCGGTTGATGAAGACCGAGGAGGCTGCGGGCATTCTGCGCACGATCGAGGCCATGCTGCCCGTTGCACAAGTCTCTGGCGATATGTCTGTCCTGCGCCGCATCAACTCGGATGAGGCCATCAAGCTCATTGCCGAGGCCAACGGTGTCCCGGCCAAGGCGCTGCGCACCGATGAAGAGTTGGCCGAAATGGACGCTGAAGCTGCGCAAGCGCAGCAGACAGAGCAACTGCTGGCCGCCGCCCCGATTGCTGGTCAGGCCGCAGAGCGATTTGCAAAAGCCGAACAGATCGCGGCATCGGCCCCGCGTAGAGCAATCCCGGGAGTTTGACGATGGATGCGCAGATGATGTTCAACATTTTGGTCGGTATGTCTGGCTTTCTCGGCGGCTGGGTTTTGAACAATCTCACCCGCTCCATTGAAAAGCTCGACCGGGATGTGCGCAATCTGCCGCTGATGTACGTCACCAAGGCCGATTACCGAGACGATGTGCAGCATATTCGGCGCACCCTCGACGATATATTCAATCTGATCAACCAACTCTCGACTACCAAAGCGGACAAGTAACGTGGATCTGTTCGAGATTCTGACTCGAGCATGGCCCATTATCCTAGCGGTCATTACGCTAATCATTGTCCTGTCAAAGTTAGATCTCCGAGTGGCTGTCCTTGAGGATAAGATCAAGACCCTATTCGACCTGATCAACAAGAAGTGAGGCCCAGCCATGATGACTATGCTTTCGACCTTTCTGTCATTCCTCGCTGGTGGCCTGCCCAAGTTCCTGCAATTCTTCCAAGACCGGCAGGACAAGTCGCATGAGTTGGCAATCCTGCGTCTCCAAAAGGAGCGCGAGCTCGAGTTAGCCGCCAAAGGCTTTGCCTCGCAGGAAAAGGTTGAAGAGATCCGCACCGAACAGGTTCTCGCCGAAACCTATGCGCAAGAGCGGGTGGCGTTGTACAAGCACGACACCGAGATCGGCAAAGGCGCAAGCCAATGGATCATCAATCTTCGGGCGTCGGTCAGACCTGTGGTGACTTATATCTTTGTGCTGGAACTTGTTGTTTTGAATGCAACTGGTGTATGGTACGCGTATAGCACCGGCATCCCTTTTGCCGTGGCTATGGATAATGTGTTCGGCGAAGATGAAATGTTGATCCTTTCGAGCATCATTGCATTTTGGTTTGGGACGCAAGCATTTAAGAAATGAACATAAGCGAGCAGGCGCTCGCCCTGATAAAAAAGCATGAGGGCGTTCGTTTGCGGCCATACATCTGCCCATCGGGACTGCACACCGTGGGCATAGGTCATATGCTCTATCCCGAGCAGGCTCGGTTGCCGGTGATCAGAACGGCAGATAATGGCAACTTCCCGCTGCGCCGGGACTACCCGCTAAAACCAGAGGACAACCGTGTCTGGGACATTGACGAGGTGGATGCTCTACTGGCTAAAGACCTTCAGCGATTTGAGTCAGGCGTGGCCCGATATTGCGCTATTGATCCTGATCGCCAAGGCCAGTTCGATGCCTTGGTGAGCTTTAGCTTTAACGTCGGACTCGGGAACTTGCAGCGCTCGACGCTGCGCATGAAACACAATCGCGGCGACTACTGGGGCGCTGCATCGGAGTTCATGAAATGGACAAAAGCAGCCGGAAAGATTCTGCCGGGTCTCGTAGCAAGGCGCGAGGACGAAGCCAGAATGTACCTGTCATCCAGATGTACGACGGAGTCTGGTACCGAGTAAAGGGATACACCTATACCGAATGCTGCGATTGCGCGCTCACGCACAAAGAACAGTACAGGCTTGTTGATGGGCATTTGGAATGGACGGCGGTACGCGATGACAAGCGCACCGACGAACGCCGAAAGGAACTCGGCATCAAGGTAACCAAAAAGAGGTGATGCTGTGGTAGCCGCGAAGGCGACAGAAGAGCAGATACTCGAGACACTACGAAAGCACAATGGGATACGGTCGGCAGCGGCCGCAGAACTCGGGCTCAATGAGCGAACCCTGCTGATACGTCTCAAAAAGATGAGGGGCAAGGGGGCGGTAATCCCGCCCTCAACATATCAGCCGGGTCGCCAGACGCCAGCCGCAAAAGAGTTTGAATTCACCCCGTTGCCAGATGACGACGTTTCGATCGACGAGTTGATTGAGCAGCGCAAGCGCAAGTTCGCGCACAAGCGCGAACACGAGGAGGCGTCAAAGCTCATCCCGATTCGCATTAAGCTCAATGGGCCGATCGGTCTGCTGCATTTTGGCGATCCGCACGTTGATGACGACGGATGCGATATTGAAGCTCTTGAGCGACACACGGATTTGTGCAACCAGACAAAAGGCTTATTCGCCTGCAATTTGGGCGATACAGTAAACAACTGGGTCGGAAGGCTGTCCATGTTGTACGGTGAGCAGGCGACATCTGCCGCGCAGGCTTGGCGTCTAGCCGAGTGGTTCGTGGGTCGCTGCAACTGGCTTTATATGATTGCTGGTAATCACGACCTGTGGAGCGGAGCTGGAGATCCTTTGAAGTGGATCGCAAAACAACAAAACGCCTTGTACAGACCTAGCGAGGCGCGGATCGCATTGCAGTTCCCCAACGGTCGCGAGGTACGCATCAACGCAAGACACGACCACGCAGGCTCGTCAGTATGGAACCCAGCACACGGCCCAATGAAGGCGGCGATGATGGGGACGCGCGATCACATTTACGTTGCAGGCCATAAGCACGAAAGCGCCTACTCTGTGCTGAAAGACCCGATCTCGGGAATCACAATGCACTTGATCAAGGCCGCGTCGTACAAAGTGTACGATCGATACGCAAAAGAGCGCGGATTTCGTGACAACGCGCTGTCGCCCTGCGTACTGACAACAATCAACCCGCTGCTGCCGGACGATCACCCAGATATGGTCAAAGTCTGGTGGGAGCCAGAGGAAGGCGCTGAATATCTGACTTGGTTGAGGAATCGCTGATGCCCAGCATGATGGCTGTGATGCGCTCGAGAATCGCTCGAGTGATGTTCCGGTCGCGCGCCTACAAGCGGGCTCTGCTCAATGGCAAGACCGGCAAACTGTCCGAAGACGGCCAGATCATTCTGGCGCATCTGAAGCGGTTCAGCCGCTACGGCAAGCCACCCGTCGCCGCAGATAAAACCGGGGCAACGGATATGTTCGAGGTCGGTCGAATGGTTGGCCGACAAGAAACGGTGCAGCTTATTGTCGAGGCGCTGCAACTGGACGAAAAGACCTTGACCAATCTGCAAGAGGAATTCATCGATGAGTGACGATCAAGGGTCTGTGGAAACAGGCAACCCGACTGCTCCGGCAGCGGCTCCCGCGTGGTACGCGCCGGAAGGGATCGACCAAGGTACGGCTAGTCAACTAGGTGAACTAGTCAAGGCCAAGGGATGGAAGGGGCCAGCCGACGCGCTGCTCTCTTACCAGAACCTCGAGAAGGTATTCGGTGCTGACAAGGCCGGACGCACCATTCTCGCCCCCAAGTCGGATGACGATGCCGAGGGTTGGAATAGCCTCTATAACCGCCTAGGAAGGCCGGAGAGCGCCGATAAGTACGAACTGCCAGTCCCGGAAGGGGATGACGGCTCATTCGCGCAGGCGGTCGCTCCGGTGCTGCATGAGCTTGGGCTGACCAACAAGCAAGCCAAGGGACTCGCCGAATGGTGGAACGAAACGTCCGGCAAGCGGATAGAAATGGAGCGAGAGGCATTTCTTGCCAAGTCAGAGGAAGAATTTGCAGGGTTGCGCCGGGAATGGGGTGCCGCTGCTGATCAGAACATCGAGCTTGCCAAGCGGGCTGTGGCGAAGTTTGGTGCAGATGCCGGGATCGATGCTGATTCGCTGGAGCGGCTTGAGGAGGCGATCGGCACCGGGCCGATGCTCAAACTCTTTCATGCTGTTGGAGCGTCGTTCGCGGAAGGCACGTTCGTGGCCTCCGAGGGTACGACTGGCGGTGCGCTCACCCCGCAGGCAGCGAAGAACAAAATCGCTGGGATGTTCGCTGATCAAGAGTTCATGGCTCGCTACATGAACCGCGACGAGAAGATCCGCGCCGGTGCGATTGACGAGATGATGCGCTTGCAACGAATGGCAAACCCAGAACTGTTTACAGAGTAGTTGCGAGTGTGGTACGCGCGTGTGTATCATCCGCGTGTATCTCCTAGAGAGCTAGCAAGCGTTGAGGCCCGGGAGAGATCTCGGGCCTCTTTTTTAGGATCGGGCAAGTCGTAAGACCCCGCTGACAGTCGGAAAGACGACCGAATGGTGGGAGCGTATCCCGCAAGGATTTGGCCCCGGCGACGGACAAGCTATCCGAGAAACACTACTTATTTAGTTTTTTTGGAGGGCTATCATGGCCGATAATATTGCATCAGTTTATGCCGTACAGTACGGCACGAACATCTCGCTGCTTTTGCAGCAAAAGGGCTCCAAGCTGCGCACCGCTGTGCAGACTGGTTCGTACAAGGGCAAGCAGTCTGAAGTCGTCACGCAGTACGGTGCTACCGCTGCTCGTGCGGTTTCGACCCGCTACCAGCCGATCGTCCCGGTCAACACCCCGAACAACCGTCGTTGGGTGTTCCCGGAAGACTTCGATTGGGCTGACCTGATC